GGGTACGCTGAATCCAATGCACACTCTATCGCAAGCCATATGTTGAACGGACGTAACTACCCTCAGGTTTTGAATAGGGTATACGAAATAAAGAAAGAGCTACAACAGAAGTACGAGGTCACCTTTGAAAGCCATGTACAGAAGTTAGCACAACTCCGCGATGTAGCTATGCAGAATGGAAACTATGCGGCAGCAGTTTCAGCTGAAAAATCAAGAGGCCAAGCTGCTGGTCTTTACATTGACCGTAAAGAAATATTGCATGGTAAAATAGACCAAATGAGTAAAGAAGAAGTGCTTAGTGAAATTAAGCGGATACAGCAAGACTACCCAGCATTGGTAGAAGCGACCAGCCCTGTCATAGAGATGGACAAACTGGAGGTTTTACCCGATGGCAAAGAACCCTGAGTCTAAACTTTGGAAAGCCTTACGTGATGGAACCAGACCCCTTGGGGTACACTGGACTAGAATGGAGTCATGGGCAAGTCCAGGGGTGCCTGATGTCAATGGTTGCTTGAATGGCAAGGACTTCTGGGTAGAGCTAAAGATACTTACGACAAAGTCTGACAAGAAGTTCCCCAAGTGGCGTCCTCATCAAATAGCATGGCAGACCTCAAGAACCTCTGTTGGTGGATGCGTTTGGAACTTGGTTCATCATCCTTCGTCAGGGCAGCTATTATTTATGGATGGCCGAAACCTGAGTAAGAGATTGATGGATGGAGAGCCATTGTACGATGACCGGATGGAATGGCCGATGGATGGGGATGGATGGGCAAGAGTCCTCCGACGACTGATGATGAGCGACGATTCCTGAGATCATAAGACATCAGAACCCGAAATCATAAGACGTCAACCCTCGAGCAGCTCGACATCTTTTTTGTTCAATATGATAACTTAGGTGTTTACATATGACAGTCCATTTGCTACTCTATATGTGTAGCCAGCAATGTTGCTGGACTCGCAAGTTCGTAGAAAGGAACTTATCATGGCTAAATCAGCTAAAAAAGTCGTAGCTCAGGAAATCACTTTTCAGGGCATTAATTCTCTCCCCGAGGACCAGCGTAATATGGGCGTCACCGCTCAGGACATTTTTAAGTTTGTCCAAGAGCAAGCTGGCGGTAATCCAAATAATGTCGGTGTCCGGCCTACTGTTGATGTAGTAGGTACGCCTAATCCTTTTCCTTTTGAAAAGGCAAAAACATTATTTGATGAGGTAGGCAATCCCAACCTCGCCCTTCGTGGTAAGGTAGTATGGCAGTTGATCAACTCCGACAGTCATGGCGGTGAGGTTGTCACCCTTACAGATGTAGACCTAGCCCACAAGTCAATCAAGGCAAGAAAGTTCCATGCCTTGTTGGACGCGCTTAATGGTGGACAGTCACCATCAGCCAAGGCTACATGGGGCAAGAACTTTGTTGAGCTGTTCGTTATCCCAGCTTAATTATCCTAGGATGGGCGGCCGATGGTCGCCCTTCTTTTTTGGATGGATGGATGGATGGAAACGGATGGATGGAGATGAATCTCTATGTATATATGCATAGTCATATATACTCACACTACATCATTAAATTTCGCTAGACTTCTCCAGAAGTCAATCCTGGTCGCTGTGACAATTTTGTGCTGGCAAGATAGCGCGTGTGCATTTAAGTATTTACATAACGCAACCAACAAAGGGTTAAATCAATGGTCTATGTTTATATGTTTTTCTGCACGTTATGCATGGTGGCGGGTGTCACTTTAATGTTTGCTGCAAGCGGCGGTTTTGTATTGCCACCAATTTTTGACCACCATTGGGTCAATATGTTTATGGGGTTAATGGGTTTGGTAATTGCTGGTTTTGGTTATGTCAGCGCATGGCGGCACAAATGTTAGTGCTGCCAGCCTTGCTAGGCGTGGCGGTTGTGCTAGTGGTTTTATGGGTGTTAAATTAATTTGCATAAAAGTGCTTTTAGGGGTTTACACCCATATCCCACCTGTGGCATAAAATATGTATAGCCACCGCATAGGGCGGCGGCGTTAACTAAAAAGGGGTTAACAATGGTTAACACAACAACACAAGCGGCACAGGCTTTTAACGGTGCAAATGGTGCGGCTGGCAATATTAATGTTGCAGCTATGCACGCCTTTATTAACGCTAATGGCATGGGCAATGTAGCTTTACAGTTTACGCCTAATGCATTGGCAAACGGTGTACTGTTTGGTGGCGGCAAGCTATGGGCGGTTATGCAGCCAAACAAGCAGGGCGTTATTAGCGCACGCGGCTTAATGTTATGGGCGTGTGTAAATGGTGTGCCACAGCATACTGTTAAGGGCGTTAAATGCTTTAATGTTGCTGGCATTAATACAAAAGTGCCTAGCAAGCTAACAGCCACCCCATTAGTACAGTGCCATGCAGCAATGCACATTGCTGGCACACATGCTAACGGTGTGCTTAAAGGCGGTAGCGGTGTACTGTGTAACGCTAACAGCGCACACACTAACCAAAACGCGGTTGCCGCAATACTAAACGGTGCGTTTGCTTTAAGCAGCCAAACAGTTGCCACATACGGCACAGCGTTTGGCAAGCTAGTGCTGGCAAGCTAAACCCCAGCGGTGGGGTGCCAAAAGGTACCCCACCGCACATTTGCCACATGTGTGGTATTTCTGCAACAGGGCAACCCCCCTAGAGAGCGATGAACCTGTACCAGCGCAGTGCAGTACACGGTTCTGTCCAAATCGTTACCACTCTGAAAATTATACAGCGTACCCCCACCCCCCTTTTTGAAACAATGATCGGAGAGTCTTGCGCCAAGAAAATTTTTATATTATTAAATAATTATGACAAATGCCCCAATGACTATCCCTGAAGAAGTATTGAAGCAGTATGCGCGGTTGCTTGAGAAGCAGAAACAGCACATCTCGAGTGATCACGCGAAGAAGGATTTTATGGCCTATTGTAAAACAGTATGGCCTGAGTTTATTGAGGGGAAGCACCATAAGATAATGGCGCAGAAGTTTAATGGTTTAGCTGATGGTAGTATTAAGCGGTTAATTGTGAATATGCCGCCTAGACATACAAAGTCAGAGTATGCCAGTTATTTATTGCCGAGTTATTTAATGGGGTTGAATCCAAAGTTAAAGATAATTCAAGCAACACATACAGGTGAGTTAGCGGTGAGGTTTGGCCGAAAGGTGCGTAACCTTATGAATAGTACCGATTACTCTCTAGTCTTTCCAGATGTAAAATTACGGCAGGATAGTAGTGCGGCTGGCAGATGGGAGACCCATGCTGGTGGTGAATATTTTGCGGCTGGTGTAGGTGGAGCGATTACAGGCCGTGGTGCGGATTTAATGATTATTGATGACCCGCACTCTGAGCAAGATGCGATGTCCCCTGCGGCATTAGAGAATGCCTATGAGTGGTATACATCTGGTCCACGGCAAAGACTTCAGCCTGGAGGAGCGATTGTAATTGTGATGACGCGTTGGTCAGAGATTGATTTGACTGGCAAATTATTAAAACAACAGGCGCGAGATGTATTAGCTGACCAATGGGAAGTGGTGGAGTTTCCGGCATTATTAGAAGATGATAAGGTGCTTTGGCCGGAGTTTTGGAAGAAAGAAGAATTATTAAAAGTTAAGGCTTCATTATCAGTAGGTAAATGGGAAGCACAATGGCAGCAGAATCCTACAAGTGAGACGACTGCTATTTTAAAACGTGAGTGGTGGAATCAGTGGAAAAAAGAAGATATACCTAAATTAAGTTATGTTATGCAGAGTTATGATACAGCTTTTAGTAGAAAAGAGAATGCTGATTATAGTGCGATAACCACATGGGGTGTATTTTATCCAGTTGAGGGAGAACCACCCAACATTATTCTAGTAGATGCGCGGAGAGGTAGATGGGATTTCCCTGATTTAAAGCGTATTGCAAAAGAAGAATATGATTATTGGGAACCAGAATGTGTGATTATTGAGGCAAAAGCGACTGGTATGCCGTTGACGCAAGAATTGCGTAGTATGGGTATTCCTGTGCAGAATTATTCCCCGAGTAGAGGTAATGATAAATATACTCGAGTGAACTCCATTGCGCCAATCCTAGAAAGTGGGTTAGTATGGGCTCCAGATACTAGATGGGCAGAGGAAGTGATAGAAGAGTGTGCTTCATTTCCGGTTGGTGAAAATGATGATTTTGTTGATACAGTAACACAGGCTCTCCGACGTTTCCGCGAAGGTGGGTTTATACAGCACCCAGAGGATTATAACGACCATGTCGATGTACCGCCAAGAACGAACTCCTACTACGGATAGAATTGAGGAGTTGAAAAAACTCCTTGAGATTGTTTTAAATAGTTTAGAAGATAAGCCAGCCCCAATGCTCCGAGTTATACAGGGAGGTAAAACTGATGGCAAAACAACCTAGCCCTTATAATAATGTTGAGCGTGAATTTACATTGGTTGGTCAGCAATTAGAGTCAGACCCATTAGAAATAGAATTACCGACGACTGCCCCTGAACCTTCTTTTGATGGTATGGAAATGTCAACAATGGAAGATGGTTCAGTAGAGTTTGCCGAGCCTGATGCGGAAAATAAAGGTGAAGCTGCTTTTATGGATAACCTTGCTGAGTTTATCGATGAAGATGAACTTACAGGTATATCTAGTATGATACTTGAAAAAGTAGATGAAGATAAAAGTTCGCGTAATGAATGGTTAAATGTTTATACAAAAGGTTTAGATTTACTTGGTGTTAAGTATGAGAACCGTACAGAACCATTCCAAGGAGCTACTGGTGTTATACACCCAATGCTGAATGAAGCAGTTAGCCAATTCCAAAGCCAAGCCTATAAAGAATTATTACCCCCGAGTGGTCCTGTCCGTACACAAGTCTTGGGTGATACATCACCAGAATTAGAAAAACAGTCAGAACGTATAAAAACTGAGATGAATTATCAGCTTTT